TTCAATCGCCGGATTCATAAACTCGTTAAGCACCATCTTTCCAATCGGCAGCAAAGCCTTGCCAAGCTCTGCCGCTGTTTGGGCCGTTGCTTCCTGCAGATTTTCAAACGCAGTCTTAGCCCCCGCCGTTGCCCTCTCGCTCTTCCCAAGCTCGGCAGTGATGATTCGAATAAACTGCTGAGAGCTAATGCCCATTTTCTCGAAGACTTTGGCTGGATCACCAATCGCCGCCGGTCCAAATTTTTCCTTGATGATCGCGGCAATCTGCGGGATACGCTCGATGATTGGGTCAAGGTTCTCTTTCGTGACCTTTCCCGCCGCGCCTAGCTGCGAAAGCTGTTTAATGACCTCGCTAAAATCTTCCTTGCCGCCCCCCACCACGGCCAGGGCGTTCCCCAGCTCCATCATAATTCGACGCGATTCATCGGCGCTGTTGCCCAGAACCTGCAGCCTGATTGATCCCTTCACGGCGTCTTCCAGATTCAGGCCGGGTAACTTTGCAACCTCTTTCAGCCGCTCCATTTCCTCGGCGGCCGCCTTGGTCGATTTCATCGTTGCCGCCAGCCCATTGCCGAGCGTTTCCATCTTAGCAGCAGCGGCCAAAGCCCCAGCCGCCACCCCGGCCAGGGGAGCAGTTATGCCAATCGAAAGCGCCTGTCCAGCCTGCGCCACGTCCGCACCGAAGCGCTTGATTTTATTCAGGCTGGCGTTGACCTTCTTGTCAAAGTCGTCGGTCGATGCGCCGATGCGGACAATCAGGTTGCTGAGAACAGGCATTAGCGGCGACCTCGCGCCTTAGCCGCCGCTTCCTTCGATGCCTTTTCTTGCTCCTGGTGCTTCATTTCCAGATACGCTCCCCATTCGCTGAACTCGCTTGATGACATCGTCGCCAGCAACTGACCAACCGTCATGTGTAGGTGCTCGGCGAGCGCAAACGCAAATTTACGCTCGCCAGTTAGTTTTTTGCTGCTTCAGCCGCCGCGTTTTCGGTCAAGCCGGATATGCGGCAGATTTCGGTTACGATGCGGTCCACAACGCTCCCCGACTGCTTCAACAGCTGGTCCTGGTGCGCCGGTTCAAATACCGCCTTGCCCGTCTCCGGGTCGAAGGTCGATGCGATCAGCAACCGCACCATGGCCACAGCGGGCCACTTCTTCGCGTCCTCGCCGAACTTGACGCGGTCTTCGGCGTTCATCTCGCGGACGGCGACCTTCGCGTCCCACTCGGGGACGTCGATTACGGTGCATTTCAGGTTGGCCGCTAGGGCTCTTTGTGCGATGGTCATGGTATGTAGTCAACAACTCCAAGAACGGAAAAAGAGACGTTCTGCTTAATGGTTTCGTTTTCGCCGACGGTGATACTGGCCGACGATTGCGACGCGCCAAACACCCACTTCACGCCGCTTGACTGGATGGCGTAGCACTCGATGATGTAGTAGCTTGTGGCGTTGGTCTGAAAGAACTGATCGTTGTAAAACTGGTTGAAGGTACACGTCGCGTCTGCCTGCACGCGCTGGCGGGACTTCCACGGGTCGCCGAAGACTTGGACTTCTTCGAGGACCGGCTGAATATCGAGGGTCCAGTCGAAGCCCTGCGCCGCCTTTGACAGCGTAAGGAACTCGCCGGTGACGGTTACCGCCCCGGCGGGAGTGTAGTTGCCGAATACAATTTTGCCGCTTCCGTAGGCTACCTGATACCGGCTCGACGGGACCGGCGTGGCCCCGTCCAGAACGGTCAATGATGCGTTGGGGTTGATCGCGCGCCGGGTGGAGAGCGTGATCTGGTACACGCCCCCGCCCAGGTTGGTAGTCGCCTGCCCGGTCATGGCAGTGCCGGTGCCGGTCGCCAGAAAAATATCTGCGCTTCTGCCTGCGAGGACTGCCATAAGTGCTCCTTAGGTGTAGGTCAGTGCGCCGTTGCCCGTGAAGGTGTACGACACCGTCACAAGGCCGTTCTCGGCGGCGGTGATGGACGCCTGAACGAAGGCACTGCCCGAGTAATAGTTGGTGCCGTTGATATAGAACCGCACGCTGACGGTCGTGCCGCCGAGGACGGCGGTGTTGAGCGCAACGTGCCCGTTCGTGTCCGTGTTGTCGAATCGGCCCGCGCCCGTGCCGGACCAGTCGCGGATCGTGGCCGTCCGCTCCTTCCAGGTGTCCGCGAACGCTTGCGTCTCTTCAAGGCCGGTGGACACGTCAAGCGTCCAGGTGTCCATCTCGGCGATTACGTTTGCTGCAAGCCGGATCGAACCGGCGTTACCGCTTAAAACTGGCATAGCTCCCCCTTATTGGTAGTCGTGAATAAAGTCAAACTCTAGAATGACTGCATAGAGTTTTTCGTTGGTTTCGAGTGTCTCTTCGTACTCGATGCGTCGCCCGTTCAGATGCGTGCTTCGCACCGTGAGGCCACTCGCGTCCGTGATGGCGTCCTGCTGGTTGATCACAGCCGCGTAGACCGTGTCGGCGAGATCCTCGGCGGCTTTGCTATTGCCCGTGGCCATGCAGTAGATGTTCACCGGGCGGCGCGTGGCCGTCGGCGCTGCGCCGATGCTATGGAACGGGATATCGTCGATGGCCTCGATGACCAAAGCCGGATACTTCGTTTGGCGGGCCTGCTCGGCGTGGATATCGTAGACTCGATTGCCCACGACCGACGAGATGGTCGGCTCGGCCTGCGTGTAGCGGTAGAGGGCCTGATAGATCCTCACGCGGCACGCCCCAGTGCGTCAAAGGCCGCCTTGACGCGGGTTTCAAGCAGCTTTTTGATGCTGCGGCGCTTGGCCTTCACGGCGTCCGAGAGGAACGGATTCGGGCGGCTGCCGGGGTGGAAGACTTTCGTGCGGATCTGGTCGCCGACGCGGCTTAACCAAGCGAAGGCGCGGCCCGCGATCTTCAGGAGGCGCTTGTTGCTGCTCTTGCCGCGGATCCAGTGCGGCTTGGTGCCATTATGGACCATTGCAGCGTGCGGCGCGTCCTTCTGGAACGTAAAGGTGAACGCCTGCATGAACGTCTTGTATTTGCGGCCCTTCGCGGCCTTGATCGCTTTCTTGAGGTCGCCGGGCGGCCGATCCGCTCCGAACCGCTTGGTGGTGTACGGCGCAATCGGCGCACGCCGCGCGGCCTCGCCCCGAATCTCGCGGGCGGCTTCTAGCAGAGCCTCTTCGATGTCTTGGCCCGCTGCGGTCCCCATGACGCGCTTCATCTGGCCGACAAGTTCGTCCATGCCCTTCACGCTGATTCCGAGGCTGCGGCGCGAAGGCATTAGATCAGCACCTCAACGGCCTGCATGGTCAGCATCTCGTCGCGCTCGTCTGGATTCAGAATCGACTTGATATCGAAGTAGCGCGTGGCTTTTGTCTTCTGGTCGGTGTATCGGACCCGCATGGCCGGCGTCAGCCCGATCACAAACCGCAAGCGGATCGTGTGAGTCAGATCCGCCATGACCTGCCGCGCGGCGAAGAACTCGCGCCCGTTGCCGGTCTCGATGGAGGCCCAGCACTGATGCACGATCGTCCATGTCTCGGTGCGGTCGCCGTTGGCGTCCACGTCGATGGTGTTGGCCTCAATGTCGATCAGGTGCCGCAGTGCCCCGGCCCTCATATGAAGACCCTCCACGGCGCGATGAGCGCAGACGCGGCCAGCGGCAACTCGGCTTCGTCCACAGCGGCGGCGGTGCCGATGGTGACGGCTTCGCGATGCTCGTAGAAGTGTGACGCGAGCATTCGAATCGCCTGCCGGATCGGCGTCGGCACGCTGGCCTGGTCGGGCCAGCCGCAGGTAAACTCGATCTCGATGGGGTCGGTGTGGCGAAGCGTCTCCGTGGGCCAGTCTTTCTGATATTCGAGAATGATCTGGCCCGGTGTGCGTGCTGTGGAGACTCCGTATTCCGTTGCCGGAAAAGTGCGCTGGACGCCGCTGGAATCGGTGTATCGGATATGAGCCACCGACACCAGCGGCGAGTAAGGGATGGTGATAGCGCCGGTATCCGGGAAGTAGTCCAGATACATACGCCATGTCTGTTGTGCGAACCGACGATTGCTCACCACCTCCAGATGGTTCGTAGCCGCTTGGACGTAAGGGCTCAACTGCTCGACCGGCTGACCCATGGCGCGGGAGTGCGCTTCAAAGTCAGAGTCGGACAGCGCCCAGAACGTCGGCGGCGTCACCAGCTGGAGGCGGTGCTCAATCATTAGTCGATCTCAGAGTGCGAGGTGCCGGGCGAACCGCCGAAGCGCGGATTGCACAGGGCGATGGCAATGCCGCCCAGCACCGGCGAGTCAACGACCTCGACAGCCTTGAGGCGAACGTAGCGGTAGCCAGCGTTGGCCAGTTCCTCCGCGTGCACCTGGATAGCGTACATCTGCGAAGAGCCAGCAGTGGTGACAAAGCCGGTCGCAGCGCGGGGAGTTACCGCGCCTTGAACGTCGGTGGCCGTGATGTTCTTGCTGTAGAACGGGACCGCCGTGGTGTTGGTCGGCACGATGTCGTCGCAGGCTTCGACCGTGATAGTCGAGGTGCCCGTTGCGCCAACGCCTTTGTGCAGAATGAAAAGTGCGGACTGGTGATTCGAGAGGTCGACCACGTCCGACGTGACCGTGCCCGCGAAGGCATCGGCCACGGGGTCGAGGCCTTTGATGAAGTGGAGGTTCGTGAGTTGCTCGTAGGGGATCATGGGTTCTCCTTAGGCGCGGGCCGCAGTGGTGACGAAGGGCGACAGGGCCGCAGTGCCGCGGTACGGGGTAATGGGCGTTTTAACGACGGACTGGCCGTTGGTGTCGATGCTCCATTTGAACGTCATTTCGTCAAAAATGAACCGGACGTGCATGGACTGCGCGGCACGGAGCCCGTCCTGTTCGATGGTTACGTACTTGCTCATATTGGCGAGCACAACGTCGCCAGCGGTTCCGAGTGTTTCGGCCTGCTCGACGATCACGATGGGGTAGCCAAAGAGGGTTCCGTAGTAGGGGCTCGCCGAGGCGTTGTTGTTGGGCAAAAACACGGGCTGCTGGCCGACAGTCATCAGCGGCAACTGGCCGATACAGTCGCGGTTCAGGAACCAAAACACCCGGTCGTTGTTCTCGACGTACAACCGCGAAAGCATGGCCGTTGCGTTTTCGATGACAAACGTGGCGGCGGTCTGGCCGGTCTTTTTGGCGACCTGGACCATAAGCGCCGCGCCGTAGTTCTGAATGCTGAATCCAAGGGGCTTGCCCACGCCGTCGCCGCGCCACACGGCGTCGTCGAGGCGGAAGGCGATCTCAGAGCCAAAGGCGTTTTCGATCAGCGTGGCAAACGCCGGAGCGTTCCGCAGAAGGCGCTCGGTCGCGTAGTGCAGGCACTTCAGCGACTCCAGGCGCAGCTCGTGACGGGACAGCTTCGGCTTCGTGGGGGTCGGCGCGTCGGCTTCGCCGGTCCAGTAGGCCTGGACGCCGCCCCACCGCTGACCGTTGGCGCGGGAGGTTTCGTCGACGTAGGGCAGTTCGATCGAGTCGTTGCCTTCGCCGATGGGAATCATCTGCGCCAGCGAATAGATGCGGCTGGTTTCGCGGGCCTTCGCCAGCAGCGCCGTCGAGAACTCGGTTCCGATGGCAAAGGCACCGTCAGCCGGGACCGCGGCGTTCGCGCCGGTCGCGGTGAGGTGCTGCTCGTAGAGGCGCTTATCGACCACGCCGCCGAGGTTGGCGAAGCTGCCGCGCGGGCTCATCGCGTAGGCAATCGCCGCCAACTGCTCGCCCACATTGCGAAATGGGCGCTTGGCTTCGTTGTCGCTGGTCACGCGGGCGGGCTCACGGGTGACATTGGCTTTCGCGCGGGCCTCAAGGGCCTCGACCGCGGCGAGTTGCTCGCGCACGGCCTTCAGTTCGGATTCTTTGCTATCGACCGCCTGCAGATGCGCCACCGGATCGGCGGCACCGCTGGAAGCGGCGAGAACCGCGCTGTACTCGGTTTCGAGCGCGGAGACCTGAGAGAGTAGCTCTCGTTTCGTCATTCGTTCCCCCTATTTGCCCAGCACCCGCCAGCGCCGCTGACGCAGCGCCAGTTCGTACTGGGCTCTTTGCTGGTCCGCGCTCGGCGCGGCCGTCAAACTTGTGCTTAAAATCTTGGCCTTTGGGTCGGCCCCGATGGGCACGACCGAGATTTCGTAAGGCTTCCACTTCTTCGCCAGATACTGCTTTACATCCGCACCGGGCTTCGACTCGACGACCAACTCGCCGATCTGGACGCCCATGGAGACGTTGCGCAGGATGCCGTCCTGGATGTCCTGCCAGGTGCCGTTAACGTCCTCGCGATTCGAGAACCGCAGGACAGCCCGGTAGCCGTCGTCGGCGCGGCGGGCGGATTCGACCACGCCGATCACATACTCGGTTTCGTGGGTCATGTGGCCGTCGAGGACCGGCGCGCCGGCAGACAGCGCGGAGAGGTCGGCGGAGTCCATATCGAAGCGCAGCTTCCAGCTTTCGCCCGTGAAGAAGTCGAAGCGCTCAACGGTCGCCCCCGAATAGAACAGCACCTCGCGGCGGCGCGGGCCTTCGGCCTTCGGCTCTTCCTCGTCGTCCTCCGGCGTCGGCATCGGCGCGAGTAGCTGGCCGGCCAGTTGAATCTTCAGGTCTTCAATCACTGCGTCACCCCCTGCCCGGCCTGCCGCACCGGAATCATTGCGCCTTGCACCAAATACTCTTCGCCGCCGCTGTACGGGTTCAGGTTTTCCTTTGCCCGGATCTCGTTCGCGTTCAGGACGCCGATGTTCCGCATCGCTGAGTAGAACGTGGCGCGACTGGCCGCGTCGCCGCGTAGCAGCGCGTCCATGTTGAACTCGGCGTAGTAGGTCTCGGCCTCGCGCGGACCGAACAGCTGCATATTGATCCGCTTCTCGATCCGCGCCAGCCATGGCCGAATCGTATGGGTGGCAAAGTCAATGCCCTGATGTTCGATGTTGTTGTTGGTCGAGCGCGTCAGGTCCTGGATCATATGCGGCGGCACGCGGAAGATGCTGCAGATATCGGCCTTCTGGTACTGGCGCAGTTCGAGGAACTGCATATCCCGGTGATTGATCGAGACCGACTTGATTTCGGCGCCCTGCTCAAGCACGCCGATTTTCCCCGCGTTGCGCACGCCGCCAAAGTTGCTCATGAGCCACGTCTGCAGGTTGTTTCGCGCCTCGTTGCTCAACGCTTGCGGGACCGTGAGATACGAAGGTGGCGTGGCGTTGTTGCGGAAGAAGTTCGCGCCGTACCCTTCCGCGTCCTGCGTCATGCCCAGCGCCTGCGCCATGTAGCTCACGGGCGAGTGGCCGGTGAGATTGTCTTCGCCGTCGTAGCCGAGGCCGGGGATGTGCAGGATATCGGACGCGGTGTACATCTGGTTGCTGTAGGTGTACACGAGAACGCCCGTCTCCGGGTCCCGCGCCACGCGCATTCCGGTTGGCGACAGCGGCACCAGGCGCACGACGTCGCCGCGCATGTTGGTTACGATGCGGGCGTAGAAGTTGCCGTGGAGGCAGAGGCACTTCGCGGCAAGCTCCCAGAACTCGAAGGCGCTCATGTCGTCGTTGGGCGCGTCGTGCAGGAGGTAGTACAGCGGGTGATTCCGATCCAACTGCCGCCCGTCGGTCGTGCGACGAAACACGCCGCAGGGTAGACTGCCGATGCTTTCGGCGATGACTCGCACGCAGGCCCAGACAGCGGTTATGCGCATAGCCGAGTCGGCAGACACAAACCACTTCGACCCGGTGACGGGCTTGTACCACCAATCGCTATCCGGCGGCGGGGTAGCTCCGAGTTTTACCATCAGGCGGCCAAAAGCGTTCATGTTGCGGTAGCACGAAACTTTCGAGTCGTGCTAACAGCGTAGCACGAATTTTGCCAACTGTAGCACGGGTATTTTTTCGCGCTCCTACCAACTGATGGTCAGCGGCACCATGTCCTCGTACACGCTCCGCTCAGCCCGCACGTCCTGAACACAGATGCCGGTCGCCATTACTGCCGCAATAACCAGGTCATTGCGGCTGGACTCGCGGCGTCGGTCAGAGTGAATCGGCTTGATATTGCCGGCGGGGTCCGTAGCAACTTCGGTGCAATCGACGCACCACCGGAACAGCGGGTTGCCGTCGTGGACGAGGTTGCGCTCGTGGACCAGCGCCTCGAAGCGTTTGGACGCCGGGGACATCGACCCGTAGCCCTGCCCGAACTCGACCACCTTGATCCCGGCGTCCATGAGTTGCTGTGCGGTGTCGCGGGCTCCCCATCGGTCATAAGCGATAGCCCGGATATTGAACACCCGCGCGAGGTCTGTGATATGCGCGACCACGTGCCGCCAGTCCACCACGTTCCCCGGTGTCAGCCGAACATGGCCGTCGTCGGCCCAGAGATCGTAACGCACGCCGTCGGATAGCGATTTGTCGCGGGCGGCCTGCTCGGGGATGTAGCCCCAGGCGCGGTAGTATACCTTGCCCTGATACGGCCAGCACAGGGCGAAGGCCGTAAGGTCGCGGACGCTGGCAAGGTCAAGGCCGCCGAAGCACGGCACGCCCGTCAGGTCGGGGAATTCGTCGCGGCAGGCGTCCCAGTCGCGGATCGGAATCCACTGCGAGTTGGCGCTCGTCCACTGGTTCAGGTACAGCCGCCGGAACGTGTTCTGGCGCTCGGGTCGGGCTAGGGCCTGCCGGAACTCTTCCTCGTAGTCGCTGAGTTCGTGGAGGTGGCCGAGCGACGGCAACGCCAGCGGCCAGAGCGTTTGATCGGTCCAGTCGGCGTCGGCGGGGACCTCGTAAATCAAGGGGAAGTAGCTGTCGTCCTTCACGTCGCCGCCAAGGACGCGCTTGGCGTAGGAGTACTCGCGGTAGCAGATGGACTCCTGCGAAGACCCGGCAGTGGTAATGGTGACCCACAGCGGATTTCGGCGGGACTTGCTGCCGGTGGTGAGGGCGTCGTACAACTCCTCCTCGGCGCGGCCCCAGGCGTGCAGCTCGTCGAACACGACCAAGCTCGGGTTATAGCCGTGCTTGCCGGCGCCGTCTGAGGACAGTGCGCGGATGATCGAGCCGGTTTCTTTGTGCCGAATCAGCTTGCGCGATTCGGTGATCTGGACCAACTCGGAAAGCTCGGCGGATCCGCGGATCATGCTTGCCACGGCGTCAAAGCAGATACTGGCCTGGTCGCGGTCTTTCGCGGCCATGTAGATTTCTTGGTTGGGCTCCGGGCTCAGGAAAAACTCCGCGATGACGAGCGCGGCGACGGTCTGAGTCTTGGCCTGTTTCCGGCCCATGCTGCAGTACGCCTTCCGGTACACTCGGCGGCCGTCGGCGCGTTTCCAGCCGAGGAGGTTAGCGATAAGCTTGCGGCTGTGCGGCAGGAGGACGAAGGGCTCAGGGCCGCCGCTTTTGGTGGACTTTGTAAGCATCAGCGACTCGATGACCGCCTCGGCCATGGTCACTGCGTCGAGATCGAACCAGATGTCAGGCTTTTCGCTTGGCAAGCTCGAGCACCTGGGACAACTTCGATTTCACCGGCGCCTTGGCGACGTCACGGAGGCCAGCCCGCGACCGTGCGCGAGGACCCATCAGCAGATGGCCGCGCAGTTCGTCCATTTGCCGCGTAATCGCAAGCCACAGCCGGTCGTCTGCCGCCGAGTCACGGCGAACTGTGGCGGTAGCGAGGTCGGCGTACTGCGAGGAGTCGATCTGGCGAATGGAGACGCCGGCGGCGCGGTTCTCGGCGACTAGGCGCTCGAAGACTCTCTTCTCTTTTGCCGTCAGGCCGGGAGGTGGCGTGATGTCTTCCTGCACGTACTCGACAGGCTTGGCGTTCTCAATTCGCGGTTGCGGTCCTCGGAGTCCCATAAGCGTAGCTGATAGTAGGCTACCACAGCGCCGCAACTGCCTGTCAATTTCCTGTGGAAAGCCTGTGGAAAAGTGGCTATCAGTACCAGTGGTTTTCCGAGGGTACCTGTGGAAAAGCTGTGGAAAACCGGCCGGGGCAAACTGGCGAAACTCGCAGTTTCTCGTAGCCGGGTTCCGGAAGTCGGTGCTGCGTAGATATCCACAGGATTTCCACAGCCCCTCCCCCTCCTAACCGTTAAGTCTTCGCCTTTTGTGCTCCTTTTCCACTGTTTTCGGGGTGCTGCGGCCCGCCAGCCTGTGGAAAGTTTTCCACAGGCCCTAGTACTACCTCCGTCTCCGCTCGGATCGGGTCTTCGTCGCGTGGCACGGCAAGCACAGAGCCTGCAAATTCCCCACCTCCAGCCGCGCACCACCCGCCCGCAGCGGTACGACGTGATCCACCATGCGCGACGGCGCTACGCCGCAGTGCTCGCAGATGGGCCGCTCTCGCCGAATCATGCGGGACAGCCGCTCCCAGGTGGAGTCGTAGCCGCGGGCGGTGGAGTCGGGTCGGTTGTCTGGTGGCCGCTGCTGGCCGCGCCTTGCGGCGATCAGCGCAGGGCACGCGCCCGAGTGGGCTCGGCTGCATCGGCTGCACCAGCGGGGGGGGGAGGTTGGCATGGTGGTATTTTACGCCGCCGTCGTCACGGCGCGTGAGTTGCGGCGGCGGTGCCTGCACAAAATAGACCGAATCAGCCCCTAGATGCAACTGAATTGCATTTGTGCCTATGTGTGACACTAGGACTATATACTAAAAATTCTATCCAAGAATCTTACTATATATATACAGAAGATGTTTCGATATATGGGGTCTGGACCGTCACAATACGCACAAACGCCCTATCTCGATGAAAAGATAGGGCGTTAGCTCTCCAGCGGCCGTTTTTTGCGAAATTAGACCGTCACAGCCTCCCCGAAGACGTAGACCCGCTGGATTTCCCCGTTCATCCGCATGCGCTGTTTTTGGATTCCGATCGACGCCAGAATCCTCCCGACCCGGATTTTATGCTTGTGTTCCCACTGGTTCGACGGGATCTTCAGGCAGCCGGCCAGGATGTCCTCGACAGTGAAGTGGGGGGTGCCGCCGAGGTACAGCGAGCGGACGTATTCCCGGATGATCGACTCCCAGACGTCGGTCTCGACCCGCTGCCTCTGCTGGACCGCTGCGGCCTGGACCGCCTCGACCTCGTCGAGCCACCACACCTTGCCGTCCTCGAAGGCCGTGAGCGCCTCCGCCCACAGTTGGTCGCGCATCTCGCGCAGGCCGTCGATGTCCGCGCGACGGCACATGACCGGCCAGAACCTCCGGTTGCCGGTTTCGTCGGTCAGGTATTGGTCCTGGTTCGTTGTGCCGGCGAATACGCACTGCCGCGCCATCTCCTGGACGTAGCGACCGTATGGCGGGCGGATGCGGTCGGTAGTGCGGGTGATGAAGCCCTTGATGTGCTCGACCTCGGAGGTTTTTTTGAACGAGGAGAGTTCGCCGATTTCAACGATCCACACCCGCTGGACGGCCAGCGCCGCATCCTTGTCGGACATGTTGCCCACGGCGTCGGTGAAGTACTTGCCGGCCAGGGCCTCGAGCGCCGTCGACTTGCCGATGCCCTGATGGCCCTCGAGGATCAGCATGTGGTCGGCCTTGCAGCCGGGGCGCATGACGCGGGCGACGGCAGAGATCAGCCACTTCGAGCCGACGCTGCGAACGTAGGCGGAGTCCTCGACACCCAGGTACTGTTGCAGCCAGTTGTGGATGCGTGGCACGCCGTCCCACCGGAGCGATTGCAGGTAGTCGCGGATGGGGTGGACCGGGTTGCGCCGCGCAACGTAGCCGGCGGCGCGGCTGGCCGTCTCCGCGCTGGCCTCGATGTCCTGCCGCTGGAGCCAGATGGCGAAGGCCACGTCGTGTTTGTCGGACCACTCGACCGGAACGTCCATCTCGATGTTCCGCATGGGGCGGGTAATTTCGATGACGTTCGTCAGTTCGTTGAAGGCGAGCGACCGCTGGAACAGTTCGTGGAAGGTCAGCGCCACGGCTGCGTTGTACATGTTCGGCAGCGGGCCCTTCTTGTTGCGCTTGAGCATCTCCTTCCAGTCGCGGCTGATCTGGTCGGGCGCAACGTCCTGATACTCGAGCGTGGCCACGTCGACCGTGTCGATCCCCTCCCACTGGTCAGGCGGCGCCGTTGCGATACTGATCGGCGACCGCACCCGCGAACGGTTGGCGCAGGTCGCGCACCCGCTGAAGCCGAGCGTGGATTCGACGTAGCCGCAGGTCACCGGGCCCTTCGAGTTGGTGATGGCGTGCGCCAGCTTGTTCTGGGTCTCCTGGTGGGAGTAGGACGGATAGGGCGAACTCATCCGGTGCGCCAACTCCTCGGAGTCGCGGCAGCGGGCCACCACCGTCAGCATCTGATACCACTCCGGTTCCGGCAGGGTATTCGCCTCGTCCCGGCAGCGCCGCATCCACGCGCAGCCGTCCATGATCGGGGCTATCGAAACCAGCGGGTAGTCCCGCTTGACGGCGGGCAGGGATTGGGTAACGGTGACGGATTTCACGATCTCCGCGAAGTCGCCCGGATCGTACCTGCGGCCGGAGTCGGTGAACGTCACCAGCTTGGAGTCGCCTGGGTCCTTGCGGTTGAACGTACCCGGCAAGCGCATCACCCGCGCCAGGTCGTGCGTGGCGTCGATCCGGTGGTTCGATTTCCTGGCGTGCGCGGCGAGGATGGACTGCCACCGCTGGACCAATTCCGATGCGGCGTGAATATGGCCCTCGTCCTCGAATACGACCGGTTCGCGAAACACCCACCACACCTGGATTCCGTTGCCGCTGTGGACGATGAGCGACGGCGCCAGTTCGGTGCAGTTGGCGATGGCGAGCGCCGCGTCGAGGTCCGGTGGCAGTTCGTCGGACTTGTGGGCCGGTCCCTTGATGTCGATGTCGGCCCAGATTCCCGGCATGGCGTAGGATGCCGCGGCGTCCGCGCGTTTCCCCGCCGGCGGCTGCGTCCGCAGTGAGGTGGCCCGGATGTAGACGTTTTCCGCCTCAACGAACGGGGCAACGGCCGCGGCGAGCTCGTCGGTGGTGTTCGCGCAGAGGGTACGCGCAGATGGCAGGGTGAAGGCGGCAAGGACACCCTCGGGGTTAGGCCAGAGGGCCTGGAGGAATGCGGAGGTCATACAGCGGATCCTTTGCGGGTGGCGACGTTATGTTTGAGCATGAGCGGAGAGATTCCCTTGTTCAATGAAAAGGCACGGTTGCCGGCAAGCGTCAAGAGCCAGTCGTTGGAGTTCGGGTCAAAGCACGCTGCGCCAACGCCGTACTTGCCGGCTAGGCTCAACGCCCCGATTGCTCGATTGGACAATGGCTGACCGTCCAATCGCAAACCGTATGCCCAGGCCGCATCGACGCGGTAGAGAAAAACGTACCGCAGTCGCTTGCCAACGAACTCGTCATAGTGGCTGTCCTTGAACTGGCTATGGACGAGCATCTCTGAGTAGTCGCAGCACTGTTTGATAGCGGCGGTGAAGTTCGTGAAATGCCCGTCCGGGCCAGACCAACGCGCCGGGTCCTTGACCTCGAACCCTACCGGGCCGATCAACTCTTTCTCGCGGTCAAAGCCGATGAAGTCAATCCGGAATGAGGTGCCATGAACAGGATGACGCAGCCAGACCTCCGGGTACAGGTCGAACCGTTCGCCGAATTGCTTTACGAATTGCTCTGAGAATGCTTTCTCGTTCACGCCGCCACCTCCGGCGTCCGTCGATCCGGCCACAATTGCCACGTCAGCTTGTACTGCGCGACCAAGTCAGCGTGGCTGGCTTCCCATTCCTGGCGCCATCCCGACTCCGGACGCATCTTGAAAATTCCCTCGTACTTCACAAACGCATACCCCTTCGAGAACGGGCTACCGTCCTTCTTCGTCCCGGTGTGCTGCTCATGCAGCAGCCGGAAATACTTCGCCTTGCGCTGGCTCTCGGTGTACTCCCGCACCCGCTGCTCGGTCACCTCCTCGAGCACGCCATTGTACACCTTCAGCGGCTTTTGCTTCGACCGCGCCGCGAACCGATACCCGCACTCGCACGCCTCGTCCTGGAGTTCGTGGACGGCGCCGCACTCCGGGCACACCTTGAACGTCTCGGCGTAGCTAACCTGCTTGCCCCGCCGGCGCTGCGCGTCCTCCGTCAGCTGCCAGTTCTGGTCGCGCCGCACAAGGCCGTGCTCCATCGTGCAGTTGCCGTGGTCGAGGATGAGGCAGTCTTGCTTGCCCGGCGCCGTCCGCAGCCCGCGCCCCGCCATCTGAAGGTACAGGCCCTTGGACTTCGTGGGACGCGCCAGGACGACGCAGGACACGACAGGGATGTCTACCCCCTCGGTCAGCACCATGGCGTTGCTGACGACCATCAGACGGCCATTGGCAAGACGTTTCAGGATCGCCTCGCGTTCCTGCTTCGGTGTCTCGCCGTCGAGATGCGCCGCGGCGATGCCCGCCGCCAGGAACGCCTCGACGAGAGTCTTGCTGTGCTTCACGCCCGCCGCAAACACCATTGTTGGTCGGCCAGCCGCCAGCCGCCGCCACTCGCTGACCACGTCACCGATCAGGTGCGGCTTGTTCATGGCGTCGTTCAGCTGCGTTGGGTCGTAGTCGGCGCCGCGCACCTCGACGCCGGCCAAGTCCACCCGCTTCCCCGCGAAGGCCCGATCGGGCACGAGATACCCATCGCGCATGAGTTCGCCGATGGTCGGGCATTGCACCATCGCGTCGAACATGGACGCCAGCCCCTTGCCGTCGCCGCGGATGGGCGTGGCCGTCAGACCGATAACGCGGGGCTTGCCGGCGTTCTCGATGACGGTCTGGTAGGAATTGGCCGTCGCCCGGTGCGCCTCGTCGATGATGATGAGCGAAGGCCGGATGTCCACGTCGCGGTTGACCAGCGTCTGCACCGACGCCACCTGCACCCGTTCGTGTGGCCGGTCGCGCCAGTGCTGCGCCATGATGACGCCGTGATTGATGCCGAATTGGTCGAGGCGGGCGCTCGCTTGGGTTATCAGCTCCGCGCGATGCGCGAGGAACCACACGACCCCGCCGCGTTCGACGGCTCGCCGGATGATGTCGGCGGCGATACTGGTTTTGCCCGCACCGGTCGGCGCCACGATCAGCACGCGGTGGTGAACGCGCAGGGCGTCACGGGCCTCGGCGATGGCCTGGGCTTGGTAGGGGCGGAGGGTCTGAGGGCGCAGAGAGGAGCGGAGCAGGGCGCCTCGATCCTCCATCGATTGCCGTTGATCTCGGATACTGTCGCTCACTCGAACCCCTCCCCGTAGTACCACTCCTCGAATGCCGCCCCGGAATCCGCCCAGCAGCACAAGATACCCTGATGCTTCCGCTTCGCCATGTACTCCCGCTGCTTGGGGTCGGGTTTTTTCCCCGGCGCCTTGGCCTCGACCTCCAGATACTGCACCACGCGTCCGCCGGTTGGCCGCATCGCTGACCAGTCGCACATCCCCGGCTCGCCCAGGCGGATCGGGTGGCCGGCCTGCGTGCGGAAAATCCCGCTGTGCTGGCGGCGTACAATCCAGCCTTCGCGGACGAGGAATCGTAGGATCTCGGCTTCGACGTCGTTTTCGGTCAATTTATGCATCTCTCCTCCTCCTGCTCAACCACTCCGCCCACTCCCGCTCCCGCGCCTCCCGCTCATCCGCATCCGCCGCCCGGATCCGCGTCACCGGCCGCGTCGGCTGCACCGGCTC